CGCCTGGGCTGATGCCATTGGTTCGTGCGGGCTTTCTTTGACCACAGGGGTCCCTGTTTGGGAGTCATGGTACCGCCAACTTCGCAATCTTGGCAAGGAGGCGCCTGAGGGGGTGAGGGATTCGGTTTGGGATTCTGGGATGGGTTACATGGCCAGAGGTGTACCTGCTGGGGTTATCACTGAGGAGAGTCGATATAGCTTCTACAAGGCTTTTGGCATCCTCCCTGATCTCCAAGTTGCCCTTGAGGACCACTATGCCCACCCCATTGACCTGAGCGGGCCCACCCCCCTGACGAAAGTCCAAGCAAAGATTATAGATTTGAATGAAAACCCTCTTGCAACATGGCTAGGAAACGCCAACCGCAACCCATGAGCATGCCCGCAGCGCGCCGGCGTCGCTCTCAACAACCGTCTGTCAACAACCGCGGCCAGACTAGCATCATTAAGTATTCCTCTATTGGGACCAACATTGCCTCCGGAGCCACCGGGGTCGGCACTGGTGGGCGCAAGTATGTCCCCGGGTGGCCCGGCAGTATTGTCAATACTGCTGGGACGTCTGTGGTGAGTTATTACAGCACTGCTAAGTTCCTCCCTGGAACCACCATTCGGTGGGAGCCCAGCGTCGGGTTCACCACTTCTGGTAGGGTGTTTGTTGGGTTCTCGGACAACCCAGAGGTCATCGCCGAGATGGAGGCTCTCCGTGCCGGTGATGCCGCTGCGCAGCTTGTCTACGGGAACCTGGTGAAAGGCATGTATGATGTGGTCTCTTTCCCGGTTTACCAGGAGACTGACATACATTTTCCCCAGAGGATGCGCCGCAAGATGTTCGATGTGAACGTCCAGCTGGCCAATGATGTTAATGTGTATGACCGCTCTTGCCAACAGTCGCTGCATGTGTGGGTCGAAGGTTGTCCCAGCAGTACAACGTTGGGCTCCCTTTGGTTCCATGATGTGGTTGAGGTCGAAGGCCTTCACGCTGTACCGACCTAAAAACGGAAGAACCAGCTCTACTAGGCAGCTTACCCGGCAGCTCCCGGGAGGCGAAATTGTCGTAGAGAACTGTTAGGGCCAACCTAGTGCCATCTAGGTTGGGGGCCCCGTGAACAGACCCGAAG